AGGCGTTGACTCTGGTGTACGTGTATTAAGTGGTGAAGCAGTTGATCAACCAATGGCTATGCCAGGTGATGACTTAGGTGGCGCTCCTGATTTAGGTGGACTTCCTCCTCCAGAAAGCGATTTTGATTCAGAAGAAGGCGGTGCAGATGGCTTTGCGGCAACTGATGCAGCTGTAGGCGGAACTGAAACATTGGGTAGAGAATTGCGTTAATGCGTTTACGCGAATTCGCAGGTGAAAACAATAGTGCTCCAGAGTCTAACTTAGTTACTGCTCTGGAGTTATTACGTCACCGTTCACAAGACAAATCAACACCAGCAACAATTAGTACTAAAAGTCTTATTAATCTAGTATTAAACACAGACAAAACATTCAGCTACGATGCTTTAGTTGATGCTAACGAAAACAATCCAGCAGTAAAAAATCTTATTAAAAGTTTTAACAAAGACCAAGTTATCCTTGCTCCATTAACAGGCGAAGATGACGATTCAACTACAACTAACACAGATGGCGCTACCCAAAATACATTCCAAGCACCAGTAGATGATGTTAGTAGCATGGCAAATCGCGCTGCTAAATCACGCGGCGCACCAATAGCACAATAACCAAATAACCAAAATACATTGACATCACCGTATAAATAGTGTAGTATATTAGTACACTAATGGAATAAAACTCACAGGCTTGTGCGCCAAGACGCTAAATACATGTATGAAACACAAATACGGTATTATTAAAGCATGCTTATATTGTAAGAATGAGTTTGAAACTAAACCTCGTTTTTTAGAATATTGTTCTCAATCCTGTAAGAATCCTAATAACAGAGTAGGACATACACCATGGAACAAAGGTGCTAAATTTACAGCGGAACAAAAAGCTAAACAAAATACAAGCGGGCTTAAAAAAGGATGGGGATGGAATAAAGGTATTCCAAACGAAGCGCAAAAACAAAAATGGACAGGCGAAGGTAATCCAAATTGGGATGGTAAAATTAATAATCAACGTCCTAAAAATTATGTAGATGATGAGTTTACTGCATATAAAAGAGAATGTAAGAAAGCAACATATCGTTCTTGGTATGCCATGAAGAAGGAAGGATTAGTGCCTGTATTAGGCAAACGAAAAACAGATTGGCAAATGGATCATATTATTCCATTCAAACAAGGATTTGAATTAGGAATAGATCCTGCGATAATTGGTAGTAGAAAGAATTTAAGATTTATATTAGGCGAAGAAAATAGAAGTAAGTGGGATAAGTTTCAACCGGAAGATATAGTTAAATCTATAATAGGAGAATGATATGGCATATTCAAAAATGGTGCTTGACCATTATGAAAATCCAAGAAATGTAGGATCTTTAGATAAGGAGAATGCGCAAGTTGGGACCGGTATCGTCGGTGCCCCAGCTTGCGGATGACAGGTGACGTCATGAAGTTACAAATTCAAGTCGAAGACGGTATTATAATCGATGCAAAGTTTAAAACATACGGATGTGGGTCAGCAATTGCTAGTTCTAGCCTAGTAACAGAATTGCTTAAAGGTATGACATTAGATGAAGCGTACACAATTAAAAACTCAGCAATAGCAGAAGAACTTGCATTACCCCCAGTTAAAATACATTGCAGTGTACTAGCAGAAGATGCTATTAAAGCGGCTATTGCAGACTATAGGAATAAACAATAATGACAGAAGAAATCGAAAGCCCATGTATTGGTGCATGTGGACTATTTGATGGTGTATGCCGCGGATGTGGTAGAACAACCGACGAAGTAGTGGAATGGTACAATTTTACAAACGAACAAAAACAAGCAGTACTAGACAGGATATTCGATTAATTAAATGGAACACTTCGATGTTATAATAATTGGCGCCGGCATGTCGGGGATACAATCGGCGTATTATTTACAACGCGACTGTCCCAACCATTCATATACTATACTAGAAGCTCGTCGGGACTTAGGCGGCACATGGGATTTATTTAAATTCCCAGGGGTAAGATCTGACACTGATATGTATACATATGGGTATAGTTTTAATCATTGGCCTGGTGAAAATCAATTTGCTTCAGGCTCTGACATTAAAAGTTATATTAAGCAAACAGCAGAAAGTAACAATATTGACCAACACATTCGATACAATCATAATGTAACTACATTAGAGTGGAAAAATAATAAATGGTATATCACATTAGTGGATCGCCCGACGATTACTTGTCAATTTATTGTGATGTGTTCGGGTTATTTTAATTATGAAAATCCGCATACGCCCGATATTAAAGATACTGCTCGATATACAGGTACGATAATACATCCACAACATTGGCAAGAACTTGATTATAAAGATAAAGACATTACTATTATTGGTAGTGGCGCAACTATGGTTACGTTGGCTCCCGAGCTTGCTAAACAAGCAAAATCCGTAACAGTAATTCAACGTAGTCCTGGATATATAGTAAGCGCATCTAAACAACAAACTGGTTCTAGATACAAAAAAATATACGAAGGATTCAAATTTTTACGATATTGTCGAAATAATCCAGAAGCTGCCGCAAAATTATTAACTAGATACGATAAACCCAATTATTATCCATGGGAACAGAGAGTGTGTCTAACATTAGATAATGAATTTTTTGATTGCGTGGACAGTGGCAAGATTCGACTAATAACAAGTACAATAGATAGTTATGTTGATAATGGAATTAAACTTACTTCGGGTCAAATTGTGCTTAATGATATTGTAGTTACTGCTACAGGTATTAATACAAAATTAATGGGCGGCGCTACCGTAATAGTTGATGGAAAATTAATTAATATTCATGATACAATATTTTATCGAGGCACAATGTTTACTGGTATTCCTAACTTAGCTGCAACTGTTGGCTATGTGAATCATAGTTGGATATTACGATGTGAATTAATTAGCAGATATATTGTTCGAGTACTAAATTATATGAAGAAAAAGAATCTTCGTATATGTACTCCGTATATATTAGATAAAGATAGTGTACCATTCAATTTACCGATGATATCAAATTATCTTGTTAGATCGAATGAATTATATCCTAGTAGATCGTGGAGACATTATCAAAATTACTACAAAGATTGGATTGTGTTTAAATTTTGCAATATAAAAAAAGGAATGAAATTTAAATGATTAGCTTAACCGAATTAGCCGCAGAGAAAATTAAGAAAAGCATTACTGCACGTGGAGCAAACACCTTAGGTATTAAGATTGGTGTTAAAACTGCTGGGTGTAGTGGTATGAGCTATGTACTTGAGTTCGTTGATCAACTAACCGCAGATGATATTGAATATAAATGTCATGATGTTAGTATTTTTACAACACCAAAAGATTTAGTTTATGTCGATGGATTAAAAATGGATTGGAAACGTGAAGGGCTTAACGAAGGGTTCGAGTTTATTAATCCAAATGCTACTGGCGAATGTGGCTGTGGTGAGTCATTTACTGTATGAATAGTATAAATCATTGGGCCGAGGGTATAATACTAAAAACAAAAAATCCACCCGGTGATTCGTATTGGAATGGCGCTGATTCGGAGGAATTATTTAAAAAGACAATGCCACCTGGATGGAGCGAAACTAGTATAATTTATCGATGTAATTCTTACGGATATCGAACTACCGAATTTGATTTTGCAAGTCCATTACCAACTATATTGTGTCTTGGGTGCAGTTTTACTGAGGGGATAGGAAATAAAGAAGAGGATACATGGGTATCTATAATTAAGAATTCTTTCCCACAATATAATGTATATAATTTAGGCGTTGGCGGAGCAAGCAACGACACTATAGCTAGAATTTTAACTAATGTAGTGTCGTTATTCAATCCCGAGCATGTTTTTATCCTATGGACACATTTTAATAGATTCGAATCATATCATACTCCTAGTCCAAAGAACTCGCCTATCGAACTGCATGGTCCGTGGGATAAAATTTCCACAGACACTTTATTTTTATATGATGATCCACAATCCTATAATAATTTTGCCAAAAATAAACTTTTAGTTAATCAATTAAGTAAAAATTACAATTTTAAGTTGCACGAATTGGAATATACTAACTTAATAGCTAACTCATCTACTAGACCAATGGACAGGGGCAGAGATGAGCACCCCGGTCCATTGTGGCAGAAACAGGTTGCAACTGAATTTCTAAGAGTATACAATAATTAAATGCTTATACAAAAATATGATTACACACCCATCAATCGCCAGAGCGTGGATGGAAAACGACTTTACAGTTTACCAGATGGTAGTAAAGTTCCTTCAGTAACAACAATTCTCGACAAGACAAAGTCCGCTGAAAGTAAAGCGGCACTTGATAACTGGCGAAAAAGTGTTGGCGAGAAAAAAGCTCAAGAGATTACTACAGAAGCCGCCAATCGCGGAACACGTATGCACAAATGGTTAGAAGATTATGTGCAAAACAATCGTGTTATGGGCGAACCAGGCACTAATCCTTACAGTATACAAAGTCACAAAATGGCACAGACTATTGTGGAGCAGGGCTTAGTGCATGTAGATGAAGTATGGGGCATTGAAGTGCCGTTATATGTATCTGGACTGTATGCCGGTACAACTGACGCTTGTGGTGTACATAAAGGTAAACCAGCTATTTTAGACTACAAACAGACCAATAAACCGAAGAAAACAGAGTGGGTTCAGGACTATTTCCTTCAGTTATGCGCTTATGGACTAGCACACAACGAAACACACGGAACTGACATTAAACAAGGTGTTATTCTAATGTGCAGTCAAGACTTCCAATATCAAACGTGGACAGTTGAGGGCGAGGAATGGGATATGTGGACAGAAAAATGGTTGAAAAGGGTAGAGCAGTATTATAATCTCAGCTAAATATAAAATATAGATGAGGTTAATAACATGGCTGTAGTACAAATTTCAAAAATACAAATCCGTAGAGGATTACAAGAAGATTTGCCACAATTAGCATCGGCTGAGTTGGGCTGGTCAATTGATGAACGTAGATTATTCATTGGTAACGGTACATTAGCAGAAGGTGCTCCTACTACCGGTCGTACAGAAATTCTCACTGCACAATCTATATTCTCAGAATTAGCCGCTATTACAGTATTGCAAGGTAATGTTGCTAACATAGAAGCCGATATTACTACTATCCATTCTGATATTACTAATTTACAATTACTTACTGGAGTTAATTCGCTCACTTTAGTAAACAACACAACTGCTAATATTGGAATAGTAGATATTCCGACTATAATGTCGTATGCTATTACTAGGGGTACCAATCGCCGAGTAGGCACAATAGTTGGTGCAAATTATGGGGCCGTAACTTCATTAGATGATGAATATACTGAAACTGCTAATATAGGAGTGACCTTTGCGTTCACTGGCAATATGTTCCAATATACTACAACAAGTACAGGCGTTGATGCAGAAATGAAGTTTCATTTAACAATATTTTAATTAATATACTTGTAATAAATTGTGATAACATGTATACTATACTGAGTATATAAATATCTTACCGCAGTTAATAAAATAGTAAATACAACACAACAATCAACAATACAAATTTAGAGCAGTACTAAATTAAGAGGTTATCAAATTGAGCATTATTCAAGTAATAAAACGTAGCGGAACTCGCGCCCCGTTAGCAGTAGAGAAATGGCAAGCCCAGATTACAAAAGTATGTGCTGGAATTGCAGACGTAAGTCAGTCGATGATTGAAATCAAGGCACAACCACACTTTTATGATGGCATTAGTACACGAGAAATTGATGAAATTACACTCCGTGCTATTGTAGATCTAATAGACATCGAACACAACCCAGACATCGGTCACACAAACTATCAATATGTAGCAGGTAAGCAACGTTTATCTATGTTACGTAAAGACGTCTATGGTGATTATGAAGTTCCTCGTCTATACGAAATTGTTAAAAAGAATGTGGCAACGGGCTTATACACCGCAGAACTACTAGAATGGTATAGTGAAGAAGAGTGGGACAAGATGGATTCGTTCATTGACCACACCAAAGATGAAACCTATTCATATGCGGCTATTGAACAGCTAATTGAAAAATATCTAGTACGCAATCGTGCTACTAAACAGATTTACGAAACTCCGCAAATACGTTATATAGTTGCAGCGGCTACGGTATTTCATAAAGAAGAACCTAACAGCGCACGTATGCGTTTTATTAAAGAATACTATACCTGCGCCAGTGACAGTTTGTTTACTTTAGCAACACCTGTTCTCGCCGGCTTAGGTACTCCAACTAAACAATTTAGTTCATGTGTACTAATTAAAGCAGATGATGATTTAGATAGTATATTTGCATCAGGTGAGATGATGGCAAAGTATGCAAGTAAACGTGCTGGTATTGGTTTAGAAATTGGTCGCTTACGTAGTCTAGGTTCGCCTATACGTGGCGGTGAAATACAACACACGGGTATGATTCCGTTCTTGAAAAAATGGTTTGGTGATTTACGTAGTTGTAGTCAAGGTGGTATACGTAATGCAAGTGCAACTGTATTCTATCCAATTTGGCATCATCAATTTGATGATTTAATTGTGCTTAAAAACAATCAAGGTACAGAAGAAACAAGAGTTAGACACATGGACTACGGTGTTGTCCTGTCGGCTTTCTTTTGGAGACGATTTAAAAACAAAGAACAAATAACGTTCTTTGATCCTAACGAAATACCCGACTTATACGAAGCATTCTACAAAGATACAGCTCTATTTGAAGAGCTCTATGTCAAGTATGAACGTCGTAAAGATTTACGTAAGAAAACAATGTCGGCTGAAGAAGTATTCAAAGGCGGCATCTTAAAAGAACGTACAGATACAGGTCGTATCTATCTAGTGTTTATTGATAACGTTATGAAGCAAGGACCATTTGATCCGGAATATCATACCATCTATCAAAGTAATCTGTGTTGCGAGATTTTACTTCCGACTAAATCATTCAAACGACTAGACGACGACAAGGGCCGAATCGCTCTTTGTACTCTGGGCAGTATAAATTGGGGTGCATTCCGCAATCCGGAGGATATGCGTCGTGCTTGTCGTATACTACAACGTAGCTTATGCAACATTTTAGATTATCAAGACTTCTTATCAATACAAAGTAAACTAAGCAATGATGAATTACAACCACTTGGCATTGGTATTACTAACTTAGCATACTGGCATGCTAAACGCAGTCTACAGTATGGTGATAGTGATGCGTTACAAGAAGTTAAAAGCTGGATGGAACATCAAGCATTCTACTTAACTGAAGCTACAGTTGAGCTTGCTAAAGAACGCGGTCCATGTTTAGATTCAGCAAAAACACGTTACGGTCAAGGTACATTTCCGTGGGAATTACGTGCAAATGGTGTTAATGAACTTGCTGACTTTACTCCAGAGCTTGATTGGGAAACGCTACGTACTAACATGAAGCAATATGGTGTACGTAATGCTACACTAATGGCAATTGCTCCAGTTGAATCTAGTTCGGTAGTTATTAACAGTACAAACGGTATCGAAATGCCGATGAGCTTGATTAGTGTTAAAGAAAGTAAAGCAGGTAGCTTTACGCAAGTAGTCCCGGAATATCACAAGTTAAAGAATAAATATCAACTCATGTGGGAACAGAAAGATTGCGATGGATATTTAAAAACTGCGGCAGTATTAGCGGCCTATGTTGACCAATCAATTAGTACAAATACATTCTATTCGCCGGCACACTTTCCGGACAGAAAAGTGCCATCGACGTTAATTGCTAAGAATCTAATGCAGGCGCACTTATGGGGTCTAAAGACCTTCTATTATAGCCTCATAAACAAACAAGGTAGTAAAATGGCAGCAGAAGTGGCCCCGGATATGCCATTAGAAGTAATTGACTTTGATGATGAGGCCGAATGTGAGGGGTGTAAATTATGATTGAAGACAAATCTCCAATGACAGGTGCAAGTGTAGAAATACCCGGACTTAAAGTAGAAGTTACTAAAGACGATAGTTGGCAAACTATAGGAATGATTGTAGCATTAATATTTGCAGTGTATGTAGGTATTAAATTAATTAATAAAATTTTTAATAAGTGGAAATAAATGTCAAAAGAACAATATAACCTATCAAAGCCGGCCAACTATCTAAAAAGATCTATGTTTTTAGATCCGGCAGGACCGGTGGTCGTCCAAAGGTTCGAAGAGGTGAAGTATCAAAAAATTGCAGACTTTGAAGCTACTGCACGTGGCTTCTTTTGGCAACCCGAGGAAATTAGTTTAAGTAAAGATGCTAATGATTTTAAAAATGCATCTGATGCAGTTAAGCATATATTTACTTCTAACTTGTTACGTCAAACAGCACTAGATAGCTTACAAGGTCGTGCACCAAATCAAGTGCTTGGCCCAGTTGTAAGTTTACCAGAGCTAGAAGCGTTAATAAGCAACTGGTCGTTTTTCGAAACAAATATTCATAGTAAAAGTTACAGTCACATCATTCGTAACATTTATAACGTACCAAAAGAAATCTTTAATACCATTCACGATACAGCAGAAATTATTAGCATGGCAAGTACTATTGGCAATTACTACGATAAATTACACGTAATTAACTGTCGAGTTGAACTTGGCATGAAAGTGAGTGAAACAGATCATATTAAAGCAATTTGGCTAGCACTACACGCATCTTATGGCTTAGAAGCATTTCGCTTTATGGTTAGCTTCGCTACATCACTTGCTATGGTTGAGAACAAAATCTTTATGGGCAATGGTAACATTATTCAATTGATTTTACAAGATGAGTTGTTGCACAAAGAGTGGACAGCTTTCTTAATTAATCAAGTAGTTAAAGAAGATCCACGCTTTGCTGCAATTAAAGCAGAATGCGAAGCTGAAGTATATCAGATGTACTTAGACGTTATACGCGAAGAGAAAGAGTGGGCCGATTATTTGTTTAAAATGGGCCCGGTTATTGGATTAAACGCCAATATATTGAAGGATTTTGTTGATTATACTGCCGTAGATGCCTTAAAACAAATTGGTATACGTTACACTAGCCCTGCGCCTAAATCAACTCCGATTCCGTGGTTTAATAAACATACAGATACAAGTAAGAAACAAACAGCATTACAAGAGTCAGAAAGCACCAACTATGTATTGGGTGTTATGTCTGACGAAATGAATTACAATGAGTTACCGACATTATAATAAAAGGAGCCACAATGTTAACAGTATATTCAAAAGATTCGTGCCCGTTCTGTGAGCAAGCAAAGAATTTATTAACAATGAAAAAGATTGCATTTGAAGTAATTAAAATTGATGAAGATTTAGATGCACGTGAATTTATTATGACAGAAGGTCATCGTACCGTGCCACAGATTTATCAAAATGGAAAACTGTTTGTATCGGGCGGCTACCAAGGTTTAAAAAAATTAACCGATGAACAATTAAATGAAATGTTAGGGGAAACAAGTGCTAGTAACTAATAAGTATGACAGAGATACATTAGTATCATTTAAATTAGTAAACGGTGATGAAGTTATTGCTAAAGTAGTTGAAGAAACTGCTGATGAATTTATTGTATCTAAACCAATGATTGTAGTACCAAGCCCGCAAGGTATTGGCTTGATGCAGAGCCTATTTACATCTGAGTTAAATAAGAGTATACACCTTGATAAGCGTCATGTAATGTTGCATTCGCAAACAAGCGGAGCATTAGTAAATCATTACATTCAGACTACAACTGGGATTGAACCAGTTGGCGCTGGCGGCATTATAACTTAGGATTTAGTATGTCAGAACATGATATTAGTTTAGTAACTGCAAAGGCAGGTAGCGTAATAGCAGAGAATATGAAAGTTTCTCTAGCTACTGCATCTGGGGCACTTACTCCTAGTACCATTACTGCCATGGTTGGTATTACACAAGGCACAGCATTACAACTTGCACCTAGTGTACAGACTGCTGTGGCTAGTTTAACTGCAATCTCAGGTAATGTATTACACCCATTATATGCATCTGCAACAACTGCATTATCTAACTTAACAACTCTTCAATCAAAACTTATGCCTTCGGGAAACCATGCGGCATTTGGTTCATTCTTAAATCAGGTACAAGGACATATTTCTGATTCACAAGAATTAAAGAAAGCAACTGATTTTATATCGAACACATCATTTAGTGATTACGGTTCTGGTATTACTAATATGAGCTCAATGACAACACAGGGATTAGATGGACATCTCGGTGATTTAGGTAATGTATCTAAGGTATTCGAGTCAGCTGGCCCTGTTTATGATTTAAAAGATATGTCAAAGTTTGGAACATCGGCTGGACTTGTTGACAAATTAAATACTGTAAAATTGGGCAACGCTACAGGAGTCAATGGTGCAATTGCCAATGCAGGACTTGATTTAAATATGCCTGAACATACTGCGCAAGTTGATAAAGTTTTGGGTTCTATTACTGACCCTAAAGTGATATCTACGGTTACTGAACAATTGGGCATTAGCCCAGGCGGATCAATTGCAAGCCTTAAAGATTTAACTGACCTGAGTAAATTAGCTCCATCGGGGTCCGGGCTAACTAGTGCAAATATACCTGATTCGAAGGCAATTGCAAGTAAGTTTAGTGACATGGGGGCAAAATTCTCAAGTCCTGCTGCCGCGGCAGATATGTGTAGTGCAATAGAAGTACCGTCTGTTCCTAACTTAGAAGCATCTGCACCAACCTTACCTGGATTAATGAGCGGCATGTCAACTCAAATTGATACAATGATAACCGGTGGACTTTCTATAAGCGGAAGTACACCAACTATGACAGACTTTATGCAACACGTAGCGGGTGGTCCACACATTGATGCATTAAATGCAAGTGTTGATGCTACTACTATAGCCGCACTTAATACATCAGTAACACAAACATCATCTGCTTTTACTAATGTAGGAATTGATTTAGCAGCACCACCAGCGCCAAGTCTAGGAAGTTCAATGAGCTTTGCTACAAGCCTACATAAAATAGGTGCAGACACTTCTGGGTCTGGCATTGTCGATACACTTAAAAATATGGCAAATCCAGCTACTGCAGGTGGCGATGCTATTGTAGCAAGTTTAGCAGAAGGTAAGAATAAAGCTCTAATGATGGCACAGGGCATAGCCCCACTAAAATTTGGTAGTTAGTTAAGAGATCGTACTAATGATAGACTCCAACGAAGAAGTAACAGTAGACGATGCAGATGTTTATGTGTTTGCAGTTAAAGCAGATGGTACTGCCAAGTTTGTTATGATACCAGAGTCCGATGTTGGTGCAGTCCACCCAAACATTAAACTAATATTTGAAATACTTGGTATGGATGCAGATGTATTAGAAACGCATACGTTACAATAATTAGATTACATCTGAGTTAGATGTGTTGCTAAGATAATCGCTGTATTTCAAAAGAAACATTGTGTTTAAATGATCATCCCAAAAGTCTAAGCGTATAGTACTAATAGCCCAATTATCAACTGAATAATCTCTATGCTCACGTACTGTAAATCCCAGTGCATCTCTTAATCGCCAACTAATTAATACTGTAGCTTGACCATGATCTTCTACAATCTTGTCTTTTAGTTTTGCCCATTGTCGTTCACTCATTGAAATTGTTTTTGCCATTATGACCACCTCATCACTAACAATGTAAGTAATTTATCTGTAATATTAATTTGTGTTCTAAACTGCCACCATTCTGGATTACTAACACCAGCTTGATTATGTTCTTCTTCGAGCCACTTGCGCACTTCAAAGTTTACATTAATGCGGTGCATTTTAGTCCCATTATGAGCTTTCCAAGACTTGCGTATGCTATATCTGCACGGTTTGAAGCTATTCATCTTGAAGCTATACATAACATCCTTGTTTATGGAATCAGAAAATGCTTGAGCAAGTTCACGCATCATTATATCTTGTAAATTTGATTTACCTAATTGTCTGCCTGTCATACATTATCCGAACTTTAATATAAACAGTGTAGCACACATTCCATCTTTGAGCAAGAACTCATTGTTGCTAGTTTTGAATTTTGCTTTTTGTGATTTAAGCCAGTAAATTGCTGTAACATTTTTATGCTTAGGATTGAGGATAACAAGTATCCATCCTTCTTTTTGCCATGTAGCTTTTTCTATATACCATTGCCATGGATGTTCATCCCAGTTACTCCAATCGCTTGCCTCTATTTCGCTAATCCAATCCCAATATTCATCAGTCCACCCGTGATCCTCAAATGGATCTACTGTATGTAATGGTACTTTACTCATACTGTTCTTAACACATCAAACTCGTCGCCATAAAAGTACCAAGCCCAATCTTCATTGTCCACATAATTATTGCCCTTTTTGCGATATACTGTAGTGCGCCATATCCATCGCCCACTTATAGTTTTAACAGGATACCAAGCATACCAAGCCGTCCATGGCATGTACTTTGCAAATTTAAACCGCTCTTCCTTCCACCCTGTCATGCCCACCTCAATGTAAATAGCATTGCATCATGTTCGTCGAGAAAATAGAAAATATAATCAAACCCTCTACTTCTACTCCACCAACGATAATCAACCCCCGCTTCACGCTGTTCAGGAGTTGGTCCAAACTTTTCTTTGCACCACTCCTTTGCCGCTTTATATTTGGTGTAATTTACATCGTCCAAATCGTGAATTAGGTTAATTTCAATCATGCCCACCTCAAACAAAAAGCAGTTCTATCAATCTCGCTATCTAAACTAATCATCATGCCTTCGTGATGTGCCTGACCTCTCGGCAAGTTTTCGTCCATCCATTGATGTATTTCAACTTCATGTTCCATCCAAAAATATACGTCAGCAATAACAATATAATGAAATGGCATCTCATCATCAAATGGACCTGTTGCTATAAACTTGCGACCGTTTGCCCCGTCTAATAAACTCATGCGCAACTCAATAAAAACATCATGTAATCATCGCTGTTACTAAAGCAATAAGTCAATGGCTTATATCCAACAATGTGCCACCGATTTGGATAGTTCTCGTACATATTTTCTCTTAGCCAACGTTCACGTACATCATAAACACCGTATTCTTCGTCTGGCAAGAACGTTGGGTCCAATGTAACTTGATGCGGCCAAACTGCTTTATTTAATACTCTCATACTCCCCACCTTAGTATATACAATAGTTCCATTTTTGGGTCATTGATTGCAATGTAGCAATCGCGATTTTCTGTGAACCAACCATCATCGCCAACAGTCTGCTGAAGCCACATCACACGATCGTAAATCTCCTGGTATGGTAAATGGCCAATTTTAATCATTTTGTAAAGACGTAAACGCCTTCCCACTTCTCACGCCCTGCGATTTTATCGTTCCCTACGCCCGGGCGGGTATTGAGTAGCATCTTAATTGTACCTTGATGCTTAAAGCCCAAGCTCTCAGCAGTAGCAATCCAACGTTCAACCACAGCATACTCTTTATTACCATATGACTTATAGTCCGCAATGTTAGTAGCAAACACACCATCACTGTTTAGGCCTTTGTGTATGTTCTTCATAGTGGGCGCAACATAACCCTCAAACCATTCGTCTAACGTGGTATATCTGACCATACATTGTGTTGGCTCGTCGCTGTACTTCTCTAAATTAAAGTATGGCGGACTACTAAACGCAAGATCAATATCAGCGGGCTCGTATTCTTCGCTTACTGATTGTGTAATCAATCCTTTGTTACCCACTGCCTGTTCTATTAGCTCACTTAGGTATGTTAGATGCTGTACTGTTTCTGTGTTAGGGTCGATACATTGGTAGTTGTAACGCATGTTACTAGTCGTTATACCCAGCATGCGCCCGCCATAGCCCGCACTGTAGTCATACACATTGCCCCAAAGCACAGGGCATAAGTGTTCTACTATAGCACGTGCATTAAGCGACTTAAAGTTCTGTACATTCTCACCTGTAACTAATTCTAATGCTCTACGTAATGCAGTTGGGCTAACTAAATTGTTACCTTCTCTATATTCAAAACATAAATTGATTGCACGTTTTAACTTTGCGTCACTTAGAAAGCGATCTTTAAGACTGTTACTGCCACGTCCTTTTGGTTCAGCAGTCATCATGTTTGGGAATAGAAATCTATTGATACCTTGCCCCTGATTGTTGCCCAAGTTGATAACATTGTTCTTAACACTATTAGTTACAGTCTCAGACAACTCTTTAATAGCAGTAATCAATCCAGCTTCTGTGTAATAGACAATTGGCGTAATGTTTATAGCACGATAGATATCAAATACTTGCTGTATTGTATCCACTGGATCTTTAACCCATTGTTCTTTAGTAAATGTGTCTAATTTATCCTGCACTGATTCGTAGCAGGTAAACTGCGGTTGAGTTGCGTACTGCGCCACTCCCCATATATTATGTAAATCTGTTATCATACTGCTCCAAATTTTAATGCAAACATTATTGCAGGTTCATCGTATTCGAACTGTATCGTACAAGGTTTAGAATTCCAATATGTAATCGCCCATCTACCTTGATGATCATAATTCATACACCATACATGCATTTCATTGGTTATCTCCTTTACTTTAATCTTGTAATTAAAGTTTGGATTCTGAGCGCCACCATATGTATAGAAATGTTCCACTATTCGCTAAACCTTAGTAAAAATAGCATGCGGTCTTGTTCTCTTTTAAAATAATACTTGCGGTCACTTGCTATCCACTTAGCATCATCGTACCACCAACCACCTGGGCCAAATGTTTGTGTAAGCCACGCATTGTAATGATCAAATGTTGCTTTAGCTTCATAATGCGGCGGCTCTATCAAATAAACATAATCAGTAGGCTTTACCCAATAGTATTCTATAGTTCTATCATCATACCAAGTTGTTCCAGTTTCCATTATGCCCACCTCAATACAAACATAGTATGATACTTTTCATCATCCCAACGCAGATACCAACCTTGTGTTTTGGTTTTAATAAGTTTACCATGTGGCTTTAATTCATAGTTCATTACTGTATCTACTTTCCAATCATTGTGGTCTGCAACTCGACCACAATGATTATAGAAGTTGTTGAAGTAGTGGGGCCAGATATTACCCCACTCGTGCCCTACATTAACAATAAATTTATCAGTCATGCCCACCTCAAACAAAACATCGATGCATCTTGTTCTGTTGCAAAGTATATAACAGGCAAATCGGACATATCATTTTTATCCATGCCCAATACTTCGCAACACCATGCCTGCATAAGTCTGCGTTGATTTAGTCCAACACCAGTAAGTGATACTTCAATATATTCTGTCATGCCCATCTCAACAAAAATACCATTTTGTCCGCTTCAGTATAAAACCATATTGTTTCGTGATGCGCATCGTGATGCGCATACCACTCGTTCTCGATATGGTTAGCACACCATACAACAATTTCTTCCCATGGCGCACAGCCATTGTATTGCCATGTTAGATTTAACTTACTCATGTCCATCTCAATATAAACAAATCTTTAACATGCTCATTGGGTAATAAGATTAATCCCGCTGAATATGTAATACCACCAGTACCGATATCTTGCATCTCCAACCATGTACATATATCATCGTAATTATTCGCATACCAAGTTCTATCATCGACGACTGCTAATAAATCGTTGCCCAACTCGTGGACAAACTCAAACTTTGCTCTCATGCCCATCTCAAAGTATACAACATATAATCTTGTTCGTTGCGAAAGTATAAGTATCCCATCCTGCGCCACCAACGTAGACCTTTAACAATGTCGTTAGTGCTATCATAATTAGGCTCGCTATTGCCACCAAATGTTTCCTTACACCATTCAACTCGTGCATATGCTTCTGGCATTTTAGCTTTATAAACCATTACGCCCACCTCAACTTAAACCACATAGCATCTTCTTCTGCGTTAAAGTAAAATCTGCGTATATGCGTGAATGTAAATTGGTTCATAATAATATCATGCCTGGCAAAACTGGGTGTATTTTCTTCTGCCCATGTAACCATTGCCTGAGCCTGATAATAATTCTTATTCTCAATTTCAACTTTCGTCATGCCCACCTCAATGAAAACATTAGTGCATGCGCTGGGTCACGGAAGTTAAATTCAATATGATTCCACCGTCCATTTACATACCACTCACGCAATTCAGTTGGTAACTTAAATGTTTCAACACACCACTTGTATTCTTCTAATTGTGTCATATTATGATCTAATGGAATCATATTAGCATATATTTGAACACGTGTATAATTATACATTAGCTATGCTTCAAATAAAAATATGTGATGTACTCACGTGCTTCAATCTCACGTCTACCATCCCAATGCCAA